ATGGCAGAACTCAACCCGAGTGGTGAGACGGCCGCATCGCAGCTTTTGCTGCGGGAGGCGGAAGAGCATTACGCAGGCGCATTGCAAGAGATGATCGCCCTGCGACGGGAGCTTCGGGACCGTGGTGATATGCCCGAAGCAGAGGTGAAGCGGGTCACGTCGAATTACACCCGCGCCACCCAGACCCTTTTTGACGAAAGGAAGAAAATTGAAGAATTCGGTCGGCGCAATCGTGGAACCCTTCAGGAACAGGCCATCGACTTTGACGCAGTGCGGGGTGAGATCGGGGGCCTGCTTGATCGCCTCCGCGCCCATCGCGGCCCAGGCTGAGTTTCTGGACAGTTTGAGTGAGCAAGCCCTGCGGGGCCTGCCCTATCTGTTCGATTTCTGGGCAATGCCCCATCAGCTGCCGCCCGAGGGACAGTGGCGCAGCTGGGTCATCATGGGTGGGCGCGGGGCAGGCAAAACCCGCGCCGGGGCCGAGTGGGTGCGCGGCGAGGTGGAAGGCAACGGGCCGAAAGACCTGGGGCGATCACGGCGGGTGGCGCTGATCGGGGAAACCCAGGATCAGGCGCGCGAGGTGATGGTGTTTGGCGAGTCGGGCATCCTGGCCTGTTCGCCGCCAGACCGCCGCCCGGTGTGGGAGGCCGGGCGCAAACGGCTGGTCTGGCCCAACGGCGCGGTGGCGCAGGTGTTTTCGGCGCACGAACCCGAGGCGCTGCGCGGGCCGCAGTTCGACGCGGCCTGGGTGGATGAACTGGCCAAATGGAAGCGCGGGCAAGAGGCCTGGGACATGTTGCAGTTCGCACTGCGGCTGGGCGATGATCCGCGCCAGTGCGTGACGACAACACCGCGCAATGTGGCGGTGCTGAAGGGGATATTGGCGAACCCGTCAACGGTGCTGACCCATGCGCCGACCAGCGCCAACCGGGCCAATCTGGCGCGGTCGTTTCTGGATGAAGTCGTGGCAAGGTATCACGACACGCGGCTGGGGCGGCAGGAACTGGACGGGCTGTTGTTGGAGGATGCGGAAGGCGCGCTGTGGACCATGGGCGCGCTTGAGGCGTGCCGGGTGCGCGCGCGGCCCGAGATGAACCGCATTGTGGTGGCGGTTGACCCGCCGGTGACGGGGGGGAAATCGTCAGATTCCTGCGGAATTGTCGTGGTGGGTGCCGTGATGACGGGCGAGCCGAGGGATTGGCACGCGGTGGTTCTGGAGGATGCCAGCGTTTCGGCAGCGTCGCCAATCACCTGGGCGACGGCGGCGGTGGCGGCGGCGCGGCGGTGGAACGCCGACCGGTTGGTGGCCGAGGTGAATCAGGGCGGTGATCTGGTGGAAACGGTTGTGCGGCAGGTGGACCCGCTGATCGCCTATCGTGCGGTTCACGCGACACGGGGCAAGGTGGCCCGGGCGGAACCCGCGGCGGCGCTGTATGAACAGGGCCGGGTGGCGCATCTGCCGGGGCTGGGCGCGCTGGAAGAACAGATGTGCCGGATGACCACGGCGGGATATGAGGGCGCGGGCAGCCCGGACCGGGTGGATGCCCTGGTATGGGCGCTGCACGATCTGATTCTCGCGCCCGGTGTTGCGCGGCTGGCACCCAAGGTGCGTACGCTGCGTTAACGCGAAAGATCGAGGTTGGTGGCAATATGTGTTCATCGGCCTTGCAACGCCCCTCTGGTGATCTGAGCCGAGGGGGGCCGGGCGGCCCTGACGAAGATGACAGCATGAGATCCGGTTGCGCCCGCTGCGGGCCGTGGCCCGGGGTTTCTTTGCCGGAAATTGGAGCGGACTATGGTTTTTGATTTTCTGAAACGGCCTGCGCCGGCTGCGGCACCCGAGGCCAAGGCCAGCGCGACAGGGCCGGTGGTGGCCTGGGGCACATCGGGCCGCGTCGCCTGGAGCGCGCGCGACACGGTTTCGCTCGTGCGCAATGGGTTTGTCGGTAATCCGGTGGGGTTTCGCTGTGTGCGACTGATTTCCGAGGCGGCGGCTGCTTTGCCTCTGGTGTTGCAGGATTGCGCGACGCGGTATTCCAGCCATCCGTTGCTGACACTGATCAACCGGCCCAATGGAGGGCAGGGGCGGGCGGAGCTGTTCGAGGCGCTGTATGCGCAGATCCTGCTGTCGGGCAACGGGTATCTTGAGGCGGTTGGCGAAGGCGGTGTGCCGCTTGAGCTGCATGTGCTGCGCTCGGACCGGATGCGACTGGTGCCGGGGGCCGATGGCTGGCCCGTGGCTTATGAATATGCGGTGGGCGGCAAGGCGCACCGCTTTGCGGTCGAGGGGGGGCAAAGCCCGATCTGCCACATCAAATCGTTCCACCCGCAGGATGACCATTACGGGCTGTCGCCGATGCAGGCGGCGGCGCAGGCGCTGGATGTGCATACGGCGGCATCACGGTGGAGCAAGGCGTTGCTGGACAATGCGGCGCGGCCTTCGGGTGCGATTGTCTATCGTGGGACAGATGGGCAGGGCACGCTGGGCGCCGATCAGTATGACCGTTTGGTCAGCGAGATGGAGGCACACCATCAGGGCGCGCGCAATGCCGGGCGGCCGATGCTGTTGGAGGGTGGGTTGGACTGGAAACCCATGGGATTTTCGCCCAGCGACATGGAGTTTCACAAGACCAAGGAAGCGGCGGCGCGCGAGATCGCCCTGGCCTTCGGGGTGCCACCGATGCTGTTGGGGATACCCGGCGATGCGACCTATGCAAATTACGCCGAGGCGCACCGGGCGTTTTACCGTCTGACGGTTCTGCCCCTGGCCGCGCGGGTCTGTGCCGCCGTATCGCATTGGTTGGCGGGATTCAGCGGTGAAGCTGTCGCATTCCTGTACGATTTGGATCAGGTCAGCGCGCTGAGCGGTGAGCGGGACGCGCAATGGGCGCGGGTATCGGCGGCGACCTTCCTGACGGACGGGGAAAAACGGGCACTGCTGGGCCTGCCGACGCTGGAGATTGAGGAGTGATCGGGATGGAATTTGATCTGGAGCGCAAGTTTTGCCGGATCGGCGGTGAAGTTTCGGTTGTCGATGGATCGGTGATCGAAGGCTATGCCAGCCTGTTTGGCGCCTGTGACCAAGGCGGTGATGTGGTGGTGCCGGGGGCCTACACGGCGTCGCTGGGGGCTTTGGCGGCGGTGGGGGGGCGGGTGAAGATGCTGTGGCAGCACGACCCGGCCCAGCCCATCGGCGTGTGGCACGAGGTGCGCGAGGATGCGCGCGGATTGTTCGTGAAGGGCCGTATCCTGGCCGATGTGGACAAGGGGCGCGAAGCGATTGCCCTGATCGGGGCGGGGGCGATTGACGGATTGTCGATCGGTTACCGCACCAGAAAGGCCAGCAAAGACAGTGCCGGAAAGCGGCATCTGCACGAATTGGAGTTGTGGGAGGTGTCTTTGGTGACCTTCCCCATGCTTCCCGAGGCGCGGGTGGGGGCGAAGGGCGACGCGCCCGTGGCCAACACCCTGCGCGGTCTGGCGGTGGCCCTTGAGGACGCGCGCAGGCTGCTGACGCGGGGCTGACCCCGCACATCATTGAGAGAGGATTTGCGATGCGCAAGACCGAGACAAAGTCTGGGGTCAGGGAAGATCTGCCCGAACAGGATGTGGCGCGGGCCTTGGCCGGGCTGGTGGGTGACCTGAAGCGTTTTCAGGATGGCGTTGAGACCAAAATGAAACATACAGAAGAGCGAGTGAACATGCTGGATCGTAAGACTTTGATGGCGGGCCGTCCCGCCCTGGCCCGTGCGGCCGAAACCGAAGCGCCGCATCAGAAGGCGTTTGAGGCCTATGTGCGATCTGGCGACGATGACGGGCTGCGCGGCCTGAGCCTTGAGGGCAAGGCACTGAGCACAGCTGTGGCAGGCGATGGCGGGTATCTGGTGGACCCGCAGACCTCGCAGTTGGTGCAGTCGGTGCTGCGCTCGACGGCGTCGATCCGGGCGATTGCCAATGTGGTGAATGTCGAGGCGACTTCCTATGATGTGCTGATCGACACGACCGACATCGGGGCCGGTTGGGCCAGCCAGACCGGGACAACCGCAGAAACCGGCACGCCGACCATCGACCGGATCGTCATTGCGTTGCATGAATTGTCGGCGCTGCCCAAGGCCAGTCAGCGGTTGCTGGACGATGCCGCCTTTGACATCGATGGGTGGCTGGCCGGTCGGATTGCCGACAAGTTTGCCCGCGCCGAGGCTGCGGCATTCATCAACGGCGACGGTGTGGACAAGCCCAAGGGTTTTTTGACCCATCCCGCCGTGGTCAACACGGCCTGGGTGTGGGATTCGCTGGGCTATGTGCCTACCGGCGCCGCCGGGGCGTTCAGCGGCCCCGATGCGTTGGTCGATCTGGTGTATGCGCTGGGGGCGCAGTACCGGGCCAACGGCAGCTTTGTGATGAACAGCAAGACTGCCGGTGTGATCCGCAAGATGAAGGATGTCGATGGCCGGTTCCTGTGGTCCGATGGGTTGGCGGCGGCTGAGCCTGCGCGGCTGCTGGGCTATCGCGTGCTGATCGCCGAGGACATGCCGAACATCGCGGCCGATGCCTTTGCCGTCGCGTTCGGGGATTTCAACTCGGGCTATACGATTGCCGAGCGTCCGGATCTGCGCATCCTGCGTGATCCGTTCAGCGCCAAGCCCCATGTGTTGTTCTATGCCACCAAGCGTGTGGGCGGCGATGTGAGCGATTTTGCCGCGATCAAGCTGTTGAAATTCTCGGCCACCTAAGGGGCTGGGAAGGCCGACCGGCAGCGGGTGGCCGGTCGGCGCGAAGTGGGCGTGCGTTATCCAACCTGCATTGTCTAGCTGCTTCCCTCCGTCTGAGCGATGCGGGGACGTGCGCCCATCTTTCGACCGTTTCGGGCCATGCGGCCTTTGCGGGGCGGCAAGGGTTCGGAATTTCGGAGTGATTTGCATGACTACAGTCGAAGTGACACCGGTTGCGGCAGGTGCCTTGCCGCTGGCGCAGTTCCGCGACCATCTGCGCCTGGGCACCGGATTTGGCGACGACAGCCTTCAGGACGGTGTGTTGGAGACCTGTTTGCGCGCGGCCCTGGCGCGGGTCGAAGGGTATTGTGGCAAGGCGGTTCTGGAGCGCGCGTTTGTGTTGCGGGTCGGCGCGTGGCGCGAGTTGTCGCGCCAGATTCTGCCGCTGGCGCCGGTGTCCGCGGTGATGCGGCTGGCGATCCGTGACCGGCTGGGCGCCGAGGTGGTGATTGATCCGGGGTCTTACCAGCTGATCCGCGACGACATGGCGCCGATGGTGATTTCGGCCGGGTACATGATGCCGCGCATTCCCTTGGCAGGGCAGGCCGAGATCGGGTTTCTCGCGGGATATGGCGATTGGGCGGCAGTGCCGGGCGATATAGCGTTGGCCGTGCTGATGCTGGCGGCGGCTTATTACGAGGCGCGGGATGCGGGTGGTGCTGCGGCGTTGCCGGGGGCGGTGAGCGGGCTGTTGGCGCGGTATCGCAACCTGCGTCTTGTGGGCGGGGGCCGGGGATGAGCGTGGTACAGCTGAGCCGCAAGCTGTTGCTGGAACAGGCGGTGGGCACGCCGGACGGGGCGGGCGGGTTTGTGCAAGGCTGGGCCATGCTGGGCACGCTCTGGGCCGATTTGCGCCCTGCTACGGGACGTTCGGTGGCGGGTGAAGGGGTT